TTTTAATAACAGGATCATTAACAATATCAGGATCATTTGTTCCTGGTGGAAGAAATAGATTAAGCACTAATAATGTAGTAATAGGTAGAGCAGCTGGAGAAAATATGTCAATTTCTTCTACATCCGCTTTAGATAATACTCTTATAGGAGCAGTAGCAGGTAATGATTTAACTAGTGGTAATAATAATGTTTTAGTAGGTTATAAAGCTGGAGAATATTTAACTACAAGTCAAGATGTTATAGCTATAGGTAAAACTGCATTAGGAGCTGATAGTACCGCAGGAAATGCTCTTAATTATGTCATAGCAATAGGAACAAGTGCAGGAGGAAGATTACAAGGAGGTATTGGAGATGGAGATCATCATGGAATTTATATAGGTAGAAATGCCGGTATTAACATCGATAGTAATGATGGTAATCAAAATAATATATTAATAGGTCATAGAAATGTTGGTCCAAGTAGTCAAGGACATTTTGGAGAAGGTCATCTTAGAATAGGGCAAGGTACGGATTCTAATGCAGTAATATTTCCAATATCTGCATCATTAACTTCAGGTTCAGTTCTTATACCACAGTTAAAAGTAGATAGTGTTAACACAGCAAATTCAGCTTCGGGAGCAACATTAACAGTAGAAGGCTCAGGTTCAACAGTATTTGAAGTAATAGGATCAGAAGGTACACTATTTGCAATAGACGATGATTTAGATGGAACTATATTCACAGCAAACGATAAAACAGGTCTTCCAGTACTAGAAGCATCAGCTTCAGGAGAAGTTTACATAGGCAAATCACCTCAATCTTTATACACAACCGCAGTCATAAGTTCTAATAACGCTAACGTAACGCAGTCAATTTATGGATTGGATACAAGTTCATATGGAGGAGCATTCTTTGAGTACACGGCTCATTCGGGGTCAAATGCACGTGCAGGAAGCATAATGTCAGTATGGAACGGTTCGAGTCTTAATTTCACAGAGACTACCACAACCGATATTGGCTCAACATCAGATTTAGTGATGAAAGTTCATATATCCGAAAGTCAAGCACAATTAGCAGCTTTCTCTACAACAGCAGGTTACAATATTAAAACAATAATAAAATCAATATAATATGGGAATCAGAAGAGGTTCAATATCAACTCCAATAATAGCGGATGGGCTAGTATTCAACATGGATGCTACAAATAAAGCCAGCCATACAGGAACTGAAACATCTATATTTAATACGTTACAAACTTCCCAATCAGGATCTATAAATAATGTAGCTACTAATAAATTAAATTTATCACAAAACTCAGCAAAATATATAGAATTGGACGGTACAGATGATTATATTGAATTATCGGACACTAAAAATTCTTCTTATACTAATATAACTGTTGGTATGTGGGTAATGGGAGATACGGCAGCATCAGGAGGAAATTATTGGTTAGCAGCTCCTATAGATAATTCTGCAGGTACTTTTTGGATTAATGGGGGTAACGGTGCTACTAAATTTGGAATTAGAACAAATTCAGAAATATCATCTGCATCTACAACAACATCTTCTACTTCTGAATTTCAATACTTAACAGGTACTTGGGATGGTAGTAATATTGTATTTTATAAAAATGCATCTATAATACAAACAAAATCAGTAACAGGTACTTTAATGTGGAGTTCTACATATAATTGGAATATAGGAGCATATGGAGGACCATTTGGAGCTGGGGGGTTAAATGGAAATTTAAGTTTTTCATGCTTTCATTTTTATAACCGTGCCTTATCAGCAAATGAAGTTCTACACAACTACAATGCTTTAAAATCAAGATTTGGAATATAAATAAATTTTTATTATAATAAAATTAAAAGAAAGTTACAACATGAAATCAAAAAAACTTGCAAAAGCAGACATTGAATCCATAACAAATATCCAAGGACAATTCACAGAATACACCAACACATTAGGGTTAATGCAAATCGATGAAAAAACAATTAACAATCAATTGGTAATGATCGAAGAAAAGAAAAATGAAATGTTTCAAAAGCTGGATGAGTTAAGAAATCAAGAACAAGAATTATTTAATTCATTACAAGAAAAATACGGGCAAGGTCAAATAAATCTTGAAGAAGGCACATTTACGCCAAATAACTAGTTTTTTCAAGTTTTGTTATATATTTATAATAAACATAATTATAGGAGAATAATCGATGGCCGAAAGAATCGTATCGCCAGGTGTATTTACTAATGAAATAGATCAGTCATTTTTACCCCAAGGAATTGGTGAAATAGGTGCTGCTTTAATTGGACCTACTATTAAAGGCCCGGCACAAATACCAACACAAGTAAAAAATTATGCTGAATTTGAAAGTATATTTGGATCATATACAGAAGATTCATATCTACCATTTACAGCAAAAGAATATTTAGATAACGCAGGAACATTAACAGTAACAAGATTATTATATGAAAATGGTTACAAATTAACTAATGGAGCATTAGCAGTTATTGCAGAGTCTGGCTCTGGCGCAGGAAAGAAAAGTGTTGTATCTCATATTATTCACCCAACCGTTCCTATAAATTATTCTGCAGATGATAATGTTTTTGAAAATTCAAGCATTGCTAGTGGAGAGTCAGGATCATTTTCCATAACAATTTCTGGTTCATATAGTGTTGATAATACATATCCTGGATATTCTGGATTTGCTTCTACTACAGGAGTTAACACAACAATTTCTGCTTCTATAAATAATTCAAGCAATTCATATATAGAAAAAATATTTGGAAGTAATCCTAAATCAATTGATTATCCTGTATATGTTCAATATGAAAATGAAAATATTAAAAATGAATTTAGTAATATAGGCAATGTATCAGTTAAGTTACAAATTATTGACAATTACGAATATTTACAAGACTTTAAAGCTCCCGCTTCTCCATTTATTACTTCCCAAAAAATAAGCGGAACATCAAGAAACTTATTTAAAGTACATGCATTATCTCATGGAACGGGTGAAAATTATGATTTTAAAATAGGTATACAAAATATTATAACAGCTGCTGAAAATCCTGAACAAACAGGATATGGTAAATTTGATTTAATAGTAAGAGCTGTTAATAGTAAAAATATTTTATTATCTCCATTTGATTCTGACGATACTGACACATCACCAGCAATTCTAGAATCATTTACTAATTTAAATTTAAATCCAGATTCTCCTCGATATATTTCAAAAGTAATTGGTGATGTTCATAAGTATATTGACCCATCTTCTAAAAGATTGGTTGAATCAGGAACTTTTGATAATAATTCAAAATATATAAGAGTTGAGGTAACAACTGCAGTTGAAAATAAAATTAATCCTAGTGCAATACCATTTGGATATAAAGCAGTAAGTTCTCCAATATTAAATCCATCAGCAAGTATTAATTTAGTTGCTAGTTCAAATGTAACTACACAAGTTGGAACATCTGGATATAATTCAAATATATTCTTTGGATTTGATTATACGAATACAAATAACTTAAATTATCTTGCTCCAATTCCAACTTCTGGATCAACAACAGGTAATAACTCAGATTTTTATTTGGGAGATTTAAATCAAGATGCTGGAGCTAGCTTTCCATCATCTGCACCATATTCTGGATCAATTGGAACAGCATTAGACGCCGGCATTATAAATGCTAACATAGCTATTGGAACAAGAAAGTTTATAATTCCTATACAAGGAGGATTTGATGGAGCTAGACCAAATCTACCAAAATATTCTGGAGAAAATATTTCTTCTACGAATGCATTCGGATTTGATTGTTCAGCTGACGGAAAATCTGGAACAACTGCATATAAAAACGCATTCAATACATTGTCAAATACAGATCAATATGATTTCAATATGTTAATAACACCAGGGGTAGTTCATGAAATACATCCTTCAGTAACTAATGCTGGTATATTATTATGTGAATCAAGAGCTGATGCTTTTTATGTAATGGATCCTGTTGGAAAAACAAGTAACATTAGCACAGCTAAGAATACTGTTAAAACATTGGATTCAAGTTATGCAGCAACATATTATCCATGGGTATTAGCACAACCAGCTGGTGCACCTAAATCATTATGGGTACCACCATCAGTTGTTGTTCCTAGTGTGTTATCATTTACAGATAGAATTGCACATCCATGGTTTGCTCCTGCAGGACTAAATAGAGGTGGATTATCAATGGTATCTAAAACATATATAAGATTATCTCAATCTGATAGAGATGAATTATATGAAAATAGAATTAATCCAATTGCTAATTTTCCAAACGAAGGAGTATGTATTTGGGGACAAAAAACATTACAAGCATTACCATCTGCATTAGATAGAGTTAATGTTAGAAGATTATTAATCACCGTTAAGAAATTTATTGCTTCTGCTACTAGATTTTTAGTATTTGAACAAAACACTGCATCAACAAGAAATAGATTTTTACAAATAGTAAATCCTTATTTGCAAGATGTAGTAGCTCAATCAGGTTTAAGTGCATTCCGTGTAATAATGGATGAAACAAATAACACACCGGATGTAATTGATCAAAACTTTTTAGTAGGACAATTATTCTTACAGCCAACCAGAACTGCAGAATTTATTGTGTTAGACTTTACTATTCAACCAACTGGTGCTTCATTTCCTGATTAATTTTTAGAAATGAATATATTTATATAAAATAGGATATAAAATGTCAATAAACATAGATTTACTTAAAGAATTACCAAATCAAGGTCAAACTCAATTAGAACAAAATTTAGCAGGAGTCGATTATACCGATTTATTTGCAAAAGCGTTTGATTGGGAACCTAAAATGACCAATAGGTTTATTATGGAATTTCAAGATATTCCATCTCATTTAATAAAAGCATCTGGTAGACCAAGTGTTAATAACGGAAATGTCGTTTTAGATCATATTAATGTTGAAAGAAAAGTTAAAGGAAAAACAAGATGGCAAGACCTAAGTATAACATTATATGATGCAATTGTTCCATCTGGTGCACAAGCAGTGATGACATGGATTCGTAGTCATCATGAATCATTAACTGGTAGAGATGGATATGCAACTGGTGCTTCATCATATAAAAGAAATATTAATTTTTATTCTTTATCACCAACAGGCGAAAAAATAGAAGAATGGGAATTGGTAGGAGCATATATTAATGATGCATCATTTGGAGATATGGATTGGTCAAACGAATCTGCAGTTGAAATTTCATTAACATTGTCTTATGACTATGCAGTATTAAAGTATTAATTTTTTCAAATAATGGGAGTTTATTGCTCCCATTTTTACTGTTTAAAAATATTTATTATAAAGAGTTTATTCAACTTCATACTGTTACAATTTAAATTTAGGTAACATATGAATTGTATATTTATTGTATTTTTATCCTTATTAAGTTTTAATATATTTTGTCAAGATACTATCTTTCGATTTGAAGAAAAACCAATTATTGGAAAAATAGTATTTGCTGATAATAATATTATATTATACAATAAAAATAATTTTCTTAAAGATATATCAACAGAATTTGTATTTGGATACAAACAAAATAATAAATTATCTATATTATATAAAGAAAAAGAACAACCATTTACTACAATACAAATGAATGATTATGTAATGGGTAGAACAAAAGGATATCAAGATCATATTCCAGGAATACCATTTACTATAGGATTTTTTAGTTCTTATTTTTATACATATTACAATACTAGAGGTTTAACTAGAAATCCAAAAGTTTCATCACTAGCATTTACTGCAGTTCCATCAATTGTATTTACATATGTAAAGCCTAAAGCAAATAAAAAATGGAGTTTAGAAAAAAGAACTGGGTATCGATTATCTAGATCTGAAAAAAATCAAGTTTCTTCTTGGTGGGGTGCAGCATTAGGAACTACTGTTATATATATTCTTTACTTTTCTAGATAATATATATTTATAATAAAGTTATTAAAAGGAGTTTTATATGACAAAAGTAACAGATCGTTATGACGATAAAAATTTAATTAATTTAGCAAAACAACAATACGATAAAAAACAAAAATCAAAACTACCAGCTGACATAGTAAAATTACCATCTGCAGGTAAAATATATCCAGAAGATAGTTTATTAAGACAAGGTAGTGTTGAAATGCGTCATATGACCGCATATGATGAAGATATATTAACAAATGCATCATATATAAATGAAGGAGTGGTATTAGATAAACTTTTAGATTCATTGATAACTTCTGACATTGATATCAATGAATTAGCTGTTTTCGATAAAGAAGCATTGATTGTAAATGCCAGAATTTCAGCATATGGAAGTAAATATCCAATCATAGTTAAAGACCCAAAAACAAAAAATAAAATTGATCGTTCTGTAGATTTAAATAATTTAAAATTTAAATCGGTTAATTTAGATACAAATGAAGCTGGCGAATGTATATATCATTGTGAAGATGGATCTATAATTCATTATTCATATGCTCCAAAAAAACAAAATATCGAAGTTACAGAATCAAATCGTATTTCATCATTTTTGTTAACATTGATACGTGAAATTAATAAAAAAAGAAATATAGAAGATATAAAAAAATATATTCAATATGACTTTACATTTCACGAATCTAAAAAGTTTCAAAAACATGTTTTAGATAATATGCCTGGATTGGTAACAGAAATAGAAGTTGAAGGTGAAGACGGAGGCACCTTTACTGCCGGGTTTCAATTTGGACCAGACCTTTTTTGGCCTAACCTCTAAAGACAGACCAAAGTTACACTCTAATCTATTTGATTTATTATGGCTTGGAGAAGGAAAATGGGACTGGGAGACATTATACTATATGCCAGTATATCTCCGATCATTTTATATAAAAAAATTAGAAAAAATATATAATGATAAAAAGGAAGCTCAACAAAAACAACAATTGGGAAATAAATCGTCTAAACAAATAGAAAAAGGTCCTTTTTAAATATTTATAAAAAAGGATATTCAAAGTTGTCAATACAAAATCAATTATATAATTTAAAACAATTACCCAAAACATCTCAGATCCCAGACCTAGGTGATGATCCGGTTAATGCATTAGAAAAAGTAAAACAGGAGCTTCAAAAGTTACAAGATGGATATGAAGATTTAATTCCAGCTGGTGTAGAATTCAACTTATTACTAGAAAAACAAATTGCTTTATTACAATTAATCGAAGGAACAACTAAAAATGCTGTTACACGTTTTGATATTTTAGAACAAAGAGCAAAAGGAATAAATGAAGCATTTGATATATCAGCTAATAGATCCATAGCATTTGCAAAAAGTATTGATCAAGTTGGAAAATCATTAAATATTAATACCAGGTCTGCAAAAACATATGTAACAGAAATAAATAAATTAATACCTGGACTAGGAAGATTAGATAAAGGAAATCAAGGTTACTATAAAAATTTACTTCGAGGTAATGAAATATTACGAGAACGTTTAGGATTAAGTGCAGATGAAGCATTAGCAGTAAGACGATTATCTAATTTACAAAATACAGAGTTAATACCATCAATTGGAGAATATATTAATACAGCAAAAGCATTAGATGATGAAGGTATTACTGGAGGATTTCAAACATTTTTTGCAGAAATATCAAATACTAGTACAGACATAATCGCACAATATAGTAAAATGTTACCAGATGCATTAATGAGAACAACTATTGATGCTAGAAGATTAGGATTAACATTAACTGATTTAAAGAATACTGGCGATAACATGTTGGATATTCAAAAACAAACTCAAGCATCATATGATTTTCAATTGTTTACCGGCAAAGCTTTAGAAACACAAGAATATAAAAACATTGCAGCTGCATATAATAGAGCAACTCTAGAAGGAGATGCTGCAGAACAATTAAAAATAATTGAATCATTAACTAAAGAACATGGCAAGGATCTAAAAACCAATTTAATGGCTCGAGAAGCTGCAGCTGCACTGTTAGGAATTGATCAAGGAAAATTGTTAGAGATAGTTAATTTACAACAAGAATTATCTGATATTGAAAATGAAAAAGAAGCTAGTTTAACAAAACAACAAAAGAAAAATCTAGCAATATTAAATACACAACGAACTGCAGATATAATATCAAGAAAAACAGCTCTAGAAGAATCATCTGCAGTTGCTGGTTCACAAGCACAATTTGACGTTAATGCTGTTACAGCACCCGGAGGTGTTGTAGATCAGATAATAAAAAAATCTTCAGATTTTGTAAATGAAACTGAAGTGGGTAAAATGGTTGTACAAGCATTAACTGTAGCAGGAGCATTAAATTTTACCGGTGATACATTAGAATCATTGAAACAAGGATTAAAAGCAGCGGATGCCCAAACACCAGGAAAAGCTACTGGCGGTCCTGTAGCAATGGGAAAATCTTACATGGTCGGAGAGTTAGGACCAGAATTATTTACACCAACTTCAGCTGGAACGATAACTACAACAAGTCAATTAGCATCTGCAGGTGGTGGAGGATCAAGAGCAATTGTAGAAGCATTAAAAGGAATGCAATTTAATGTTATAAATAATTTTGATGGAAGTTCTATACTAACATCAATTGAATTAGCAGAAGGAAATAGATTAACATAGAATTGAGATATGGCAAATTTTTATGACATAAGCAAACAATACGTACCTAATACGTCTGGTAATGGATTTATAACTAAATTCAATTTAACCAATGAAAGATATGATCCAACTCTAGAAGTATCGACATCTTTAGAAAAAATTAAACCATATACAATTGATTTAAATCAATCAGGTAAAGGAACTCCTAGTGTTTTATATTCTATAGACTTATCACAATCAGGTAAAGGAACTCTTAGTACAGAATATAATGTAGATACAAATCAATCCACGAACGGAGCTCCTAGCACAGAATACAATGTAAACACAAATCAATCCACAAACGGAACTCTTAGCACAGAATACAATGTAAACACAAATCAATTTTCAAATACAATTCCATTTACACTTTATACTGTAGATACCTCACAAACATCAACTAATATTCCAGCTAATCAAATGAATATTATTGATACAACACAATCATCTACTGGCAGACCAAGTATTGTAATGCCAATATTACAAATATTACCTATAGGTACTCTAGTTAACAGACAATATCAACAACCAGCTCAACAAGAATCTGCTGAAATAGGACCAACATTCAAAAGTAATGATGGAACAATTACAACTAATTCATTTTTATCAAATAAGAAATATGAAAATAAAACAATCAATTTAAATGCATCTCCAGATGATGAACAACGAGCATTAAATGCACGAAATCAATTTAAAGGATTAAATTCAAAAACTGATATTTTAGAAACAACAAGTAATAGATTAGCCAATAAAATATTGAATGGAGCTACTGCATTATTTGGATTAGATAATATTAATTCATCATATGCCTTAAAAGGAACATTTGAAACATTACCATTTTCAAAATTACGTCCAGATCCAAATTTAGCACCAGGAGCAACATATCAAGATTTTCGAAGTAGACTACCTGTTTCTTCTAAACGAATGGATGGCGCA